TGCGCTTGAGCTTTTTCTTCTGCTCAAGGTTGTCGCCAGGGGTGGCTTTGACAATTCCCCTGATGATGGCGTTGCGGCCTCGGTCCAGGTTTTGTGGATCGGTGGGATTCTTGGCAATCGTCTTGATGCCACGCTCGACAGAAGCCACACCGCCCAGAGGGTCGTACTGGTGAGACTTCAGTTCAGAGTTGGTGCCCTTGCCCTCCAATCGGCAATCCCAACTGGGAGGAATACAACGGCCGCCGCACTTCACATTGGGTGGCTTGCAGTTCACCTTGCGGCTGGTCTTGCCGCTGCGAGTGGCGCTTGGACCCTTCAGATCCATCCGGGCTCGGGTGGCGGCGCGGGCCTTAATGCGTGCGATTGAATCAGTCATCAATACGCACCCCAACCAGCTCGCAACGATTCAATTTCACCTTCCGGAACTGGTGTAAGGCCAACCACATTCTGATGGGTGAACATCGTGATCACAGCGCGTTTTGCGGCGCGCATTGATGCAAACCCCGCCACATATGGTCCTTCGCTGAGTTCACCGTCGCGGTGCAGGTCAAATCGAGCTCGGTACAGCTTGTATGCCTTGGTGCGATGAGGGCCGAGCACCAGCTGCGGCGCACTGTCGCTGCTGTCCACACGCTGGTTGTCAGGACCAACGGGGTAACCAACGCGAATGTCGCCATCCTTGTGGGTCACCACGATCTTCAAACCCTGAGCGTCGTAGGACTCGAAGGAATCAGTGGCTGTGGCTGAACGAGGCTGTGCCTGCTGAATTATTCCCTCTCCCTGAGGAGCACCGGGCTCGGTGTCTAAATCCGGTGGGGTCAGATATGCCTCAGCCTGGGATTGGTAGCCCAGCATCTGCGCTTCGAACTGCGCATCGCTGCTGGCCTCCAACTGATTGCTGACCGATTCGTTCAGCGTGGTCTCGATGCTGTAGGTGGACTCACCGAAGCGGCTTTCGCGGATCTCGATCGGGTTGAGCACACCCAGCTGCAGATACTGCGCATCCACCTGGGCCATCTGGAACCGCAGCTCGGCTTTCTCCTTGTCGGTTTGGACGAAGCAGGAGGGGAAGTAAACCGCCCAGTTCTTGGGCTCCTGCCCGCGCGTGGGACCTTCCTTTTGCAGCAGGACGATTTTGAAGACCTCTGTGACAGCGGTCCGCATGTAGTTCTCCTGCCACGACTCGACGATCGCGGCCCAGGCCCGCTCCTCGAACCGGCCCTCTTTACCGAGGCCACCGGGGCTGTCTCCCATCAAGATTGAGGCGGGCCATCCCAGAGCCGCTTGAAGGTCGCGGATGAACGGCTCCAGAGCTCCGGCGATGCCGGTGATGTTGCGGTTCAGGAACTCCACCTCCTCCTCGGTGTCCAGGACCATGCCGCCATAGACGCTGCGGGCGAGGTTGTTGGCCTCCAGACGTTTGCGCAGATCGCCCTCGTTGCCAGAGGCGATTCTTTGAAAGAGTCCTGGAATCTTGTGGGTGTACATGTCGGCACCCTGCGTGAGCTCAATCAATCCATCGAGTGCGGTGAGATAACGCTTCAACGCTTCCCAGATCGAACCCACCACCGGCTGGCCCCAGCCGTTGTTCTGAGCGCGCAGGTTCCAAGGCAGATACAGCCCGTCGAAGCGGGCGACTCTGGTGTGGTGCACGCGCAGATTGACGTAGCTGGCCTCCTGCGATTCGGTCAGCCTCTGACTGGTGGTGATGCGGTAATGACTGGGACGGCTGTAGTCCGTGATCGTCACGTCCTCGGGGATTAGCTCGTACCGACTGAGTGGGACGTAGTCATTAATCGACCTTATGTTTGTCCAGTCGACTTCTTCCTCTGGCAGGCGACCGTCGTCGATCAACATCACCAGGCCAGCGCCACCGTAGAGACGCTGGAGCTTCACTACCTCAGACAAACGCTGGTGGAATTGGGTCTGCTTCAGGAATTCGTCGAACTGCGGAACCCAGTCGACAGTTTCGACCTCGGTTTCATCTCCCAGCTCAACTGTGGTGCGGTTCTTGGTGCATTCGTTGGCAACACTGTCGATTACTCGACGAACAATCCCGTGGGTATAAAGACTCTCTAATTCTGTTTGGCTGAGGATTGACTTAGTACCTACAACCGTGTGGGTGATCTTTGACTTTGAAGTGCCTAATCCGGATATAGCATTAACGAGTGCGCCGTCGTTGCGAACTGAAGCGGCGTCATTCCGGAATTTGTCGGAAGACTTTGAAGTTGTAGTCATCTTCCGTTCAGTCAGGGTTGATCCAATATTAATTCTTATTTTTGAATCCAGGTTTTTCGCGCTAAGTCCAGGTTGGTAGTCGTTATTTCCAGCTGTTTTGAGTTATTTCCAGCAATTTTGAGCAAAGTCCAGATGGCTCAAATATTGGCAAAGAACGAGGCCGTCCTCGGTGCTTCAGGGATCAGGCTGCAGGCGAACGCCAGGGCCATGGTTGAGTCATCGTGATGGCCAGGGCTGGCCTCTCGAAGACCACCGTCGTACTGCCTGAATGCTTTGAGCTCTTGGCCGATGATCCCTGGTGGGAACTCCAATCGGCCGTTTTCCATCAGATATAAAATCCTATCTGTGGCAATGGTTTTGCTCGGGCGGCTGGTGCTGAACTGCTCGATGTAAGTTGCGGGGAAATTGATCGCAAGTGCCTCGCTGATCGGTGTGCCGATGCCGTTCTTCTCGATGATCAGCTTCTCGGGGCAGAAGTAATCGATCAGCTCTTCTGTCTTGCGGAGGCAGTACTCACTGCTTTTGCCGTTCTCGCGGAACATCGCCACAACCCTGCAGGGGTCTTCAGTGACGTCCATGACCATCGACACCCAGAAGTCATTGCCACCGGCATTGGGGTCAACGCTGAGGATGTAGTTCCGGCCGACAACGCCGCACTCTTGCCAAGTGCCGGTGCTGCATTGATCGACAAGCGCCGTTGGATAAACCTGCGCATCGGTCATGCCGAATTGCAGCTCGTACTCTTGGTCCCACGCCGACTGCGTCATCCGACGGCTTAGTCGCGTCTTCTCAGCCCACTCAGGATCCTTTGAATAAACAGGATGTTGGCTGTAGTGGATCGCTTCCTTGTGCCAAGGCGAATCTTTGTCGTTCCACAGGAAGCCGAACCAATCGGTCTCGGTATTAGGGGTTGAGACGACGATGACCTTCGCCTTCTCACCCACCATCGAAAGGGTGGGGAGTGCACCCTGGTAGAGCGCCTCAGCTCCTTCTAGAAACGCTGCCTCATCGAGGAAGAGAACCGAGCAACTGGGAATACCACGAGCAGCTCGTGCAGTTGCAGGTAGGAAGTACAACGTGCCTCGACCCTCGAAGCTCAGTTGAGTGTTGGAGTCGGTGACGTACTGGAACTTCTCATCCTGAATGCTGGTCGCCATGAAGCGGACCCGGCGGCACAATTCTGAGCTGTCCGTTTGGCTTTTTGAGAAAACAACAGCAGCGAAGCCAGGCTCGGTAAGCGCCCGATTTAACAGATAACTGCATACGGTCTCGGAGACGCCGGTCTGCCTCGACTTGTTCACGATCACGTTCTGATTTGACGAGATCGCCTTCACCAAAGACTCCTGATAGCCGTAAGCGACGAATGGCTTCACGGTTCCGGATGTGCGGATGAATGTTTTGGCTGCGAACTCTTTCCATTTATCGACAGTTGGAAGGGTGCTAATGGCTTTTGTGACGTCGTAGGCGTCACGCTTTTTCTGCCGCTCCTCCAGGAGAGCAGCCAGACGGTCAGCTCGGCGGTTCAGGCTGGCCAGCGATGCGGTCATTCATCGTCCTCGGAGGATCCGGCATACAGCAGCGCCGCTTCTTCAACCTCAGGAATCGGAGCCAGCTCCTCCTCGCGGACCGACATGCCCAGCTGACGCTCCAGGTCGGAGAGTTTGCGCTCCAGGATCTTGCGCTCGGCGTAAGCCTGACTGCCCACCATCAGGGTGCGGGCGGCCTGGATGCGGTCGCTGTCGCGCTTGTCCGAATCCATCATGATCTCGCTCAAAGTTGAGATCGCGATCTGCTGCATCGACAGGTTCATTCCACCTGCGTCCTCCAGCATTTCGGACTGGATGCG